CCGCCGCACGTTACTGCCAGCTCATCATGAAGGAGCAGAAAGAAGGGAAAGACTTCAAGGAAATTGACCTGCTGGCGCGCCAGTCAGAGCGTCACGCCCGGATCGGAAAATTTAACGACGGCGGGAACGAAGCAGATTTAAACCCGAAAGTAGCCAACCGTAACAAAGGTCCTCGCAGGCAGCCGGAAAAGAACGTTTTCTCCGACGAACAGATCGAAAAGCTGGAAGAAGTCTTCCATGCCTCAATGTTCGACTATCAGCGTCACTGGTTTGAAGCAGGAAAAACAAACCGCATCCGTAATCTGCTCAAGTCGCGCCAGATTGGCGCCACGTTTTATTTTGCCCGTGAAGCATTGATTGACGCCCTGCTGACCGGACGCAACCAGATTTTCCTTTCTGCCAGTAAGGCACAGGCGCACGTCTTTAAGCAGTACATCATCGACTTTGCCAAAGAAGTTGAGGTGGAGCTGAAAGGCGATCCTATGGTGCTACCTAATGGCGCAGCATTGTACTTCCTCGGCACCAACGCCCGTACGGCGCAGAGCTACCACGGCAACCTGTATCTGGATGAATATTTCTGGATACCGAAATTCCAGGAACTGCGCAAAGTTGCCTCCGGTATGGCCATTCACAAGAAATGGCGACAAACCTACTTTTCCACGCCGTCAAGCCTGACCCACAGCGCGTACCCGTTCTGGTCCGGTGCGCTGTTTAACCGGGGCCGCGCCAAAGCGGACAAGGTGGATATTGACCTGACCCACAGCAACCTTACGCGCGGCCTGCTCTGTCCGGACGGACAGTACCGCCAGATCGTCACCGTGGAGGATGCGGTGCGAGGCGGCTGTAACCTGTTCGACCTCGACCAGCTGCGCATGGAGTACAGCCCGGACGAATACCAGAACCTGCTGATGTGCGAATTTATTGACGATCTGGCGTCAGTATTCCCACTCAGCGAACTGCAGGCGTGCATGGTGGACAGCTGGGAAGTCTGGACCGATTTTCAGGCGCTGGCGCTGCGCCCGTTTGGCTGGCGGGAAGTCTGGATCGGTTACGACCCGGCAAAAGGTACGCAGAACGGTGACAGCGCAGGCTGCGTGGTTATGGCACCACCCACGGTGCCGGGCGGGAAGTTCCGCATTCTGGAGCGCCATCAGTGGCGTGGGATGGACTTTCGCGCCCAGGCGGATGCTATCAAAAAACTGACGCAGCAGTACAACGTGACCTATATCGGCATTGACTCGACCGGCGTCGGGCACGGTGTTTATGAGAACGTAAAAGCGTTCTTTCCTGCCGTGCGGGAGTTTGTCTACAACCCTAACGTCAAAAATGCCCTGGTGCTCAAGGCGTACGACATTATCAGCCACCGCCGTCTGGAGTTTGATGCCGGACACACCGACATTGCGCAGTCCTTTATGGCTATCCGCCGCGCCACAACCGCCAGCGGAAACCGCCCTACTTACGAAGCCAGCCGAAGTGAAGAAGCCAGCCACGCAGATTTGGCCTGGGCCACGATGCACGCACTGTTTAACGAACCGCTGCAGGGCGAATCCGCCAATACCAGCAACATTGTGGAGATTTTTTGATGAGTGAACACGACGCCCTGACCAGCACCGCGCCAGTGCAGGAGGCCGAACAGCAGAAGAATACAACTCACGCCGAAGCGTTCAGCTTTGGCGATCCGATCCCGGTCCTGGACCGCCGCGAACTGCTGGACTATGTGGAATGCGTACAGATGGATAGATGGTATGAACCACCGGTGAGTTTTGACGGGCTGGCACGGACCTATCGCGCCGCCGTACATCACAGCTCGCCGATTGCCGTCAAACGCAACATTCTAACCAGCACATTTATCCCACATCCGCTGCTGAGCCAGCAGGCGTTCAGCCGCTTTGTGCAGGACTATCTGGTATTCGGTAACGCCTATCTGGAGAAGCGCACCAACCGCCTAGGCGGCATTCTGTCGTTGGAGCCATCACTGGCGAAATACACCCGCCGCGGAGTAGATCTAGACACATACTGGTTTGTGCAGTATGGCATGACAACGCAGCCGTATGAGTTCACCAAAGGCAGCATTTTTCACCTGATGGAGCCAGATTTGAACCAGGAGATTTACGGCCTGCCGGAATACCTGTCCGCTATCCCCTCCGCTCTTCTGAATGAATCCGCAACACTGTTCCGCCGGAAGTACTACATCAACGGCAGCCATGCGGGTTTCATCATGTACATGACCGACGCAGCACAGAATCAGGAGGACGTGAACAATATCCGCCAGGCCATGAAAAGCGCAAAAGGACCGGGTAATTTCCGCAACCTGTTTATGTACTCACCTAACGGGAAAAAGGATGGTATCCAGATAATTCCGTTGTCAGAAGTGGCTGCTAAGGATGAGTTTCTGAACATCAAGAATGTGAGCCGTGATGACATGATGGCAGCGCACCGTGTACCGCCGCAGATGATGGGGATTATGCCGAGCAATGTTGGGGGGTTTGGGGATGTAGAAAAGGCAAGCAAAGTGTTTGTAACTAATGAACTATTGCCGTTACAAAAAAGAATGAAAGAGCTTAATGATTGGGCTAATGATGAAGTAATAAAATTTGAAGAATATAGCATTTAAATAAAAGCCTCTCATGAGGCTTTTAGAGCAAATTCAAAATATTTTGTTTTTGAGGTTTTTTAAGTTCCAACAACAGGTCCCGCGACTCATTTATTATCATAATAACACCTTCATAATCCCCTTTAGTTTTTAATGGTCTAGCCATATTATTTTTAACTAAGTCTAGTGTTCCTTCACAATTGAGGTTTAAAGGATTACCAGGCAGATGAGGTACAACCGCAAAAACTGGGCGTTTTGCTTTATTCGCAAAATCAGCCTGCGTCATTGTCCCGCTATTTAGAGCTGCTTCGATCAGAATAGAACCTGCTGATAATCCTACTTGTATCCTGTTTCGTTGAACAAAAGACTGCTTTTGAGCAGGGCGTCCTATAGGATATTCAGAAATCCAAGCGCCGCCTTTCTCTAAAATCTCTTGGGCAAGGCGACTATTTTGCTTTGGCTTAGCTTCCTCAAGCCCATGAGCCAAGACTGCGATAGTTTTCCCTTTCGCTTGCAGTGCAGCCTTATGAGCATTTGCGTCGGTACCTATGGCTAATCCACTGACAACAATATATCCAGCAGCTACAATTTGATTAGTTATCCGTCGCGTAATTTCTTCACCTGCAGGAGAAATGTCACGAGAACCAACAATTGCGACACCCGGTAATTCAGTTAGTATATCTCTCCCCCCTTTAACATATAACATCGCAGGAGGGTTAGGTATGCATGCTAAGCTTAATGGATAATATTCTGAACCATATGGTATTGGTTCTACTCCATGAGAATGATGACTCTCTAGCTCGGCATTCGCGATTAAAAGATCATTTTCAGATATTTTTTCTTTCAACAACCCATGACGATTGACCATTTGGGTTAGGTCATGTATATCACGAATTTGTTCAAAATCAATAAGCTCAAAGAATTTTAATACACTTTGATCAGAAGCTAACTTACCGATCTGAATAGCTAGTCCAAGTGTATTTTTTAATTCTTCTGAGTGCACTGCATTACTCCTCATAGTTTGCCGTTTCTAACAACGACAATGGCATTATAACTCCTGCACCTGCAGACTCCAGCAGATAAAAGCAAGCGGATAGGCTCCCTCCTGTCGTCTTGACATCATCTAGTAATAACATATTTCGCCCCTGCAAGTTACCGCCCCTAACTCTGATAGTTGACATATGCCCAGTAATTGAACGATCACCACCTTCCCGATGAGCACTTGGTACGGTACGTGTCCTTTCCAAACAACAATCCACAGTTCCTCGCCGATGGTTTCGAGCTATGCGCTCAGCTACTTCGATCAAGGCAGGCGAAATTCGTCCTGCAGTATGGGAAGGAACAACAGCAATTGAAAAGGGGTGTTCAACAAAACGTCCACCCAGTCCACGAATTGCTAGTCGTCCAACCTTGTCAATAGCTAATTGAGAGAAGCGATTAATAGCCTTCTGATAATTACGGTTATTTTCATCCTTAAAATCCATCATTAGTCTTGATAGCTCGTCATTGTGAGGGTTGCGATCCCCCAAATACCTGTAAGGATGATATACGCCGCATGATGTAACACTTACGGGTAAAAGCATTCTTCAATCTCATTTTGTCTTGTTAAGCATTATGTTAAGCGAAACGCTCATTCAAGAACAAAAAGAAAATCAAGAATAATCTCATGGATCACATTATTAACTTAGTAATCAGCGCGCGCTCGTATCCCCGCCACGCCTGCCCGCTTTGTGTAGTGGTTTTCATGCAGGTGCATGACAGGCCGGAAAGCGCGCCAGTTCTGGCGACCCCGACCCGTTGCGATCCTTTTTGGATCATGCGAATCCATGCACCATAAACATGCACTGCGTTATCAAGTCGCCGTATGCTGTATGGGAGGGAGATTCCCACGGTGTAAAATCACTAATGCGTGCTTTCATCTTGCCTTACTCCGTACTCATTTAGCCTGGTAACCAGATCACTCGTCAACTCTGACAGCCAGGAGATCGCCACCTCCTTGTCGTCATCGCTACAATCTGAGCTGGCGACCAGTCGGGCCATAAGTTCTATCCGTTGCAGTGCAAGTGACTCCATGAACAAATCGTTCACAACTCCCTCCCAATATTACTGTTTATACATACAGTACATCATATGTATTTAAAGCTGAAATAGTTTTTTACTCAGCTAACCCTTTGATTAATAGATAGCCTCATTCCAGCCCTCTTAGTACCACTGACGCCATTTATCATCTTCCTGCAGGCGCTGATTTCGGTAGAACAAACGCAGCCCGGCCCCGGACGGAATACTGCCGCCACGCAGAAGCAGATCCACCTCGGTATTACTCGCATCAAATCCCCTAGACCTCAGTTCAGCATCAAGCTGCTGGCGCTGATGATTGCTAATCTGCTGTTTGTACCCTTTCCGCCGCTTAGGTTTTACCAGTCTCAACCTGGCTGTCAGCTCCCGGCGTTCCTTCTGGCTCATGCCGTGGAGGTAATCGTGCAGTTCCTTCTCATTCATGGTTTTAATATCGGGCAGATCCCCCCCTGATTGGTGCAAATTTTCAACAGGGGGACAGTTATTGCCACGAGTCCAAGGGGCGCAAGCGCCCTGGTCGGCTGCCGCCTCCTGAACGTCAACGGCCTTACGA